CGAGCCGATTCGCCATGCCAAGGGGGGCAAGGTGAAGAGCAAGGTCAACGAGGCCGGGAACTACACCAAGCCCGGCATGCGTGAGAGCCTGTTCAAGTCGATCAAGTCTCGGGCTGTGCAGGGTACCGGCGCAGGAAAATGGAGCGCGAGGAAGGCGCAGCTGCTTGCCAAGAGCTATAAGGCCAAGGGTGGCGGGTACAGGGACTAATATGAAAGCCCCACAGCAATCGCTTAAGGCGTGGACTCAGCAGAAATGGAGAACCAAAAGTGGTAAACGATCTTCTGACACGGGTGAAAGATATCTTCCGGAATCTGCGATCAATGCTCTCAGCTCCTCCGAGTACGCCCGAACCACCGCCGCCAAGCGTAAAGGAAAAGCGCAAGGCAAGCAGTTCGTCCGGCAACCCAAGGGCATTGCTGCTAAAACGCGCAGCTTCCGCCAAGCGGGTAAAGGATAAGAAGTAATGGCCGACAAGACTACAGCCACAACCGACTTTAACCTCGACCTCAACACCATCGTGGAAGAGGCTTTCGAGCGTTGCGGCGCGGAACTGCGTAGCGGTTACGACCTGCGTACGGCTAAGCGTAGTCTGTCCCTGTTGCTCATGGACTGGGCCAATCGGGGTATCAATCTGTGGACGCTTGAGCAGGGCACGCATGCCTTGACCTACAACGTCGGGACCTATGACCTCCCTGCCGACACGGTGGACCTGCTCGACCATGTGATCCGGACGGGCACGGGCACGAACCAGATCGACATCAACATCAGCCGGATTTCGTCCAGCACCTACGTTGCCATCCCGAACAAGAACGCGACGGGGCGTCCGATCCAGATCTGGATCAATCGTCGTACGGGTGCAACCGATGCCAATAATGTCGTGGTCTACCCGCAGTTCACGGTGTGGCCGAAGCCCGACAACAGCACCCCGTACACCATTTACTACACCCGGCTGCGCCGCATGTTCGACGTGGGTAATGGCTCTAACGGGCAGGACATCCCGTTCCGCTTCCTGCCCTGCATGGTCGCGGGCTTGGCCTACATGCTCTCAATGAAGATCCCCGGCGCTGATGTTCGGACGATGACGCTCAAGGCGCAGTACGACGAAGCTTGGGATCTGGCTGCGGGCGAGGACCGTGAGAAGGCGGCGGTGCGGTTCGTGCCGAGACAGAGCTTCCTTGGGGGCTACTGATGCCTAATCGGTTTGCAAGTGGCAAAAATGCTATCTCGCAGTGTGACCGCTGCGGGTGGCGCTTTAAGCTTAAGGAGCTTAGGCCGCTTGTAATCAAGACCAAGAACGTGAATATTCTGGTCTGTGCGGAGTGTTGGGAGCCTGATCAGCCGCAGTTGTCGCTGGGCCTCTACCCGGTGGACGACCCGCAGGCGATACGGAACCCCCGCCCGGACACGACTTATTTTGCACCCGGCAATGACGGCGCGGGTGGTAGTAGAATGATCCAGTGGGGCTGGAACCCGGTTGGCGGAGCCCAAGCAGATGATGCAGGGCTGACCCCGAATTATCTCGTATCCGCTGGATACGTAGGCGATGTAACGGTCGTAACGACCTAGGAGATTGAGATGAAGCACAGTGACATTAAGATGGACAAGGCCATGACGAAGAAGGCCGTCCACAAGCATGAGAAGGCGATGCACCCCGGCAAGCCGCTGACCAAACTCCGTGCTGGTGGCAAGACCAACAGCGAGATGAAGAAGTACGGTCGTGGCATGGCTAAGGTCATGAATCAGCGCAGCCCGATGCGCGGTTCGTCTGGCCCGAGGTAATCATCATGGGCAAGCCTGATTTCAAGTTCTTCGATTGGGACATGAATCCCATCGGCAAGTACAAGCAGCCTGAGCCGAACAACGCTCCTACGGGCGAGAACGGCTATCCGGAGACGGACGTGAACCGTGGCGTGACCCACATGGACATGCAGGGCTACGGCGCTGCCACCAAGGGCCGCAAGTTCATTGAGCGGGTCAAGCTCGACAAGGGTGGCTTGGCTGGCGTGCTGACGCGTCAGGGCAAAGAGCGGTAATACTTTTAGACCATGAACTACGCAACGCTTACAGCATTGGTACAGCAGTACTGCGAATCGACTGAACCGTCGTTCGTAGCGAACATCCCTACCTTTGTGCAGCTTGCGGAAGAGCGGATCTATAACTCGGTCCAGATCCCGGCGATCCGTCGCAACCAGATTGGTACTCTGTCCATTAACAACAAGTACCTGACGCTGCCGAGCGACTGGCTTGCGACGTTCTCCTTGACGGTGATCGACCCGGTGACGAACGCTCAGGAGTTCTTGCTCGACAAGGACGTGAACTTCATCCGGCAGTCTTTTCCTGACCCGGATGACACGGGCATCCCGAAGTATTACGCGATCTTCGACGATAATACCTTGATCTTGGGGCCGACCCCGAACGCCGCGTATCAGGTAGAGATGCACTACTATTACTACCCGCAGAGCATCGTGACGGCGGGTACGTCGTGGCTTGGGGACAACTTCGAGAACATCTTGCTCTACGGAACACTCCGTGAGGCTTACACCTACTTGAAGGGTGAAGCCGACATGATGCAGTACTATGAGCAGAAGTATCAGGAAGCCGTTGGTCAGTTGACCCGCCTTGGCGATGGCCTCAACCGGCGTGATGCGTATCGTTCTGGTCAGGCTAGGGTTCCGGTGAACACGTGATCTTTCAGACCCAAACGCTGAGCTTCAAGGCTGAACTTCCGCAGGCGGTGCATAACCTGCTGACGGATACGATCAAGCTTGCGCTCTACACGAGCAACGCGACCTTGGATGAGAACACCACGGTCTACACGACCTCAAACGAGGTTGTCGGCGGCAGCTATGTTGCCGGGGGCGTGGTCTTGACCGGCGTGACGATCAACACGGCGAACAACGTGGTCTACGTTGATTTCAACGATGCTGTGTGGAACCCGGCGTCCTTCACGGCGGCAGGCGGCCTCATCTACAACGCAAGCAAGAGCAACAAGTCCATAGCGGTCCTGAGTTTTGGCGCAGACAAGATCGCTACCAACACCTTCACGGTGCAGATGCCGACCAATTCATCCGATTCTGCGCTGCTTCGATTTACTTAAGGAGTTATTGAGATGCTTACCAACAAGGCTAAGTCGGTAGACGAGGCGGCGGCTTCGATCACCAAGAGTGACGGCGCGAAGGAAGGTCTTCGTGGCGGCGGCGTTTTCCGTGTCGAGTGCCGTGATGCAGAAGGCAACCTGAAGTGGGCTGCTGAGTCCGAGAACCTCGTGGTGAACGTGGGCCTTCAGGACATGAACACGCAGTACTTCAAGGGCGTCACCTACACGGCGGCTTGGTACATCGGACTCTACGGCGCGGCTGCGTCGAACACTCCGGCAGCTTCGGATACGGCTGCTTCGCATATTGGTTGGACTGAGATCGTCCCGTATAGCAACGCGACCCGTCCTGCGGCTACGTTCGGCACGGCTTCGACTGCGGACCCGTCGATCATCACCAACTCGGCTTCGCCTGCCCAGTACAACATCAACGCCACGGCTACGGTTGGCGGCGCGTTCTTGATCAGTGACAGCACCAAGCTTGGCACGACCGGGATCCTGTTCTCGGCGGCGGATTTCCAAGCCCCCGGTGATCGCAACGTTACTTCCGGTGACACGCTCAACGTGACTTACACCTTCAGCCTTGATGCAGCATAAGGAGCATCCTATGTACAAGAAAGGCGATATGGTTCGCGTAAAGGCTGTTGTGCCTGAAGGTCCTGTGATCGCGCTGCGTATGACTGAGGATGGAGTGATCTACTACCTCGTCGAGTGGACCGACACGGACGGGGTCAGTCAGCAGCGTTGGTTTACAGAAGATCAGTTGATGGAGGCTTAAAATGCCTCTTGTACTTGCTGATCGTGTCAATGAGACCACGACTACTACTAGTACTGGCACGGTAACCCTCGCGGGGGCGGTGTCTGGGTATCAGTCGTTTGCTGTAATTGGCAACGCTAACACCACGTATTACACCATCGTTCACCAGACCGCTAGTGAGTGGGAGGTGGGCATTGGTACGTATACGTCTTCGGGGACTACGCTCTCCCGAGATACGGTGCTGGCCTCGTCAAACAGCGGCAGCCTCGTCAACTTTTCAGCAGGTACCAAGTTCGTCTTCTGTGACTACCCGGCTGGCCGGGCGGTCTATTTGGACACGGCGACCAACGTCACGATCCCCGGCCTGACCCTCTCCGGCGGCACCGCCAACGGCGTGTTGTACTTGAACGGCAGCAAGGTGGCGACGTCGGGAAGTGCGCTGACTTTTGATGGGACGAACTTGGGCGTTGGCGGCACAGGTTATAGCCGGTTTTCAACCGCAACTGTCCTTATTGGAAATAATGGGTACGCCAATGCATTTCGTATGTATGACGACGGCAGTGCATCAACTTCCCAAACAGGTAATTCCTATGGCTTTGGTTTTATCCAAAACGGCGCAGTAAGTTATACAGCCGGCACCGGCGGCTATCATGCGTTTTTTACAGCCAACACCGAGCGGATTCGCCTTGACCCCTCCGGCAACCTCGGCATCGGGACGAGTTCGCCTACGCAGCGGCTCGAAGTGTCTGGTGATATTCAGCAGCAGAACGCCAACTACCTGCGAGGGAAATTGGCAGCGGGAACGGGTACACGGTTGTTCGGGCTGAATTCTGCCAATTCGCTTTATGTCGGCGGCATTGACGCATCGCAAAGCGAAATTCTTTTTGTTCGCGGCGGCGCGACGCAGATGGTCCTTGACGCCAACGGCAACCTCGGCATCGGGACGAGTTCGCCTGTTGGTCGTGTTGATTCTGTAAGCAACGCTAGTTCAGCGTTTACTGCTCGGGCTTCAACTACTGGCGCAAATCAGACTGCCACGGTTCTCAATGTCT